GCAACTCCACTGAGCGAGGTGTTGACTACACGCGCTCTGTGCTTTGCTTCTACACCTATGATGACGTGATCAACGAGGTCTACGACAACGCAGCGGAAGTCATTGAGAAGATTCTGGCTAAGCGATTCCTTGCGTACATCACGCCGAACTTCTCGCTTCGCCCGCGCGACCCCGTCGTAGTGCATATGTGGCAGGTGTACCGCTCAAGGTGGGTTGGTCGGTATCTGCAATCGCTTGGCCAACTCGTTGTGCCGGATATTGACTGGGTAGATGAAGGCTCGTTTGAGTTCAACCTTCTTGGCATTCCAGACCGACCGCGCTGCGTTGCGATACAGCTACAGTCGCGTATCGCTGACAAGGAAGACATACAGCGCAGAGAATCTGCGCTGAGATTGATTGCAGAAAGGCTGAGTCCCCAAAAAGTCATCTGTTACGGCGGGGACGCATACTGGCGCGAGCGCGCGAGTGCGTACTTTAGCCGTGTAGTATTCTGTGAGACGGTTGCTTTGGCGCGCAAAGCCTGGCGCGCGAAACTTAAAGTGAGGTGACAAGATGAAGGAGATACTCGCCAAAACCAAAGGCTCTAGTACAAGCAAAGGTGGTAAGCGTGGCGGAAAAGGCAAGGGCGGAAAAGGACGCGCAGGCCGGCGGCGGTAGCACGAACCGCGGACGGTTCGTCAAAGGCGATCCGCGCATAAACCGCAAAGGTCGCCCGCGCACCTTCGACCAGTTGCGCAGACTTGCGTTGTCTTTGCTCAACGAGCCAGCGAAAGGCCCGGACGGGCGACCGCTTGTCATTGACGGCCATGTAGCGACAAACGTCGAGATCATCTTGCGCAGTGCAATGCGCAACCCGCGCTTCGCGCAGTGGATACTTGAGGTCGCTTACGGCAAAGTGCCCGACAAAGTAGAAGTGAGTGGGCGCGACGGTGCGCCGATTGAGGTTCGCGCGTATGACTACTACGCTGCTGCTGCCGCGATTGCGGCGAGACCAGACGGCGATAGCCCTGAGTCCAGCGTGGACTAAGGTTGTTTGCACCGGCCGGAGATGGGGCAAAACCGTCATGACCGGCAGCCTTGCGCTGTCATGCGCAGCTCATGGCGGCGCAGTCGCGTGGGTTGCGCCGACCTATCGTAACTCGCGCCCGTTGTGGCGACTTGCGGAGCGAATGACCGCACCGGTCGCAGACCGCTTGCGCATCCGACGTGCTGAGCGAACCATCGAGTTTCCAAGCGGTGGTTCGCTGAGCGTTTATTCTGCTGACTCACCAGACTCAATCCGCGGCGAAGCGTTCGACTTGGTCGTTGTTGACGAGGCTGCGCTGATGGATGAGCGCGTCTGGTACGACGTGCTCATGCCGACGCTGGCTGACCGCCGAGGGCGCGCGATGCTCATCAGCACGCCGCGAGGCCGCAACTGGTTCTGGCACGAGTACGAGCGCTGTAAGCAAGAGAATGCAGCGTGGCGCGCGCCGAGCACTGATAACCCATTGCCGAGCATTCACGAGGCAGCGGAGCGAGCGCGCCAGCTCGTGAGCGAGCGCACCTACCGTCAAGAGTGGCTTGCTGAGTTCGTGGACGAGGCCGGCGGCGTGTTCAGGGGCGTTCGCGCGTGTGTGCGCGCCGTCGAACCGCGCGGCCCGTTCGCCTTAGGAGTGGACATCGGGCGCGACGAGGACTACACCGCCGTTGCTGTGTTTGACATCAGCCAGTCAGCTGTCTTGAAGGTCGAGCGCTGGCGACACGAGGATTACACGCGCACCGTTCAGCGCATCGCGCAGATCGCGCGCGAGTGCCAAGCCATCGAGGTTGTCGTGGAGCAGAATGCTGCCGGCGCGCCGGTCGTTGATTACCTGGCGTCGCAGAACATTCCTGTGCTTGGCGTGACAACCACGGCCAGCACAAAGCGTGCAATCATTGAGCAGTTGGCATGGGCGATTGAGCGCGGTGAGATTGCGCTGCCAGATGACGATTACGTTCTCACAGAGCTTGAGCAGTTCTCGCAGCGACGACGAAAGGACGGGACGTACGAGTACTCCGCGCCAGCCGGAATGCACGATGACTGCGTGATGTCCATCGCGTGGGTGTATTCGCGCGCCGCCAGCAGAAGCAGCGCGATTGCCGAAGCGATATGGTGACCATCAAGACGGCATACGGGGCAACGAAGGCGATTGACGCTTTGGGCTACGTGACACGCCCACATGCGCAGCCGCTCCATGCCTACGTCATGCGTTGCATCACTTTGCGCGCGAATGCCGTCGCGTCTCTTTCTTTCCTGCGTGGTGAAGAGCAAGCGCCGTTCCCTGCGCGCTTGTACTACCTTTGCGAAGCGTCACTGTGCGTTGCCGGCGCGTTCTGGGTTGAACGTTCAACCATGCGCGTGCTCAACCCGACCGCGATGCGCGTGGAAGGGGATGCTGCCAGAGGAATTACTGCACACGTATGGCAGAGCGGCCAGTTCTCGCGCCGCTACCAGCCTGATCAGTTGATCTACGCGCACACCTGGTCGCCGACGAGCGATATCGGGCCAGGCCTTGCACCGCTGAAGATAGCTGAGACCAGCGCAGCTACCGCGCTGGCCGCCGAGCAGTTCACGCGCGCCTTTTTTGAACAGGGTGCGTTGCCGCCATTGGTCATCACGCCAGAGGAAGGCGCGCTTACGGACGCAGACGCCGAAGCTGTGCGCACGACGTGGCAGCGTCTCACATCTGGCGTGCGCAATGCATGGCGCGCGCTGGTGCTCAGGCGAAACATGCAAATTCAACCGCTAGATATCCCGGCGCTGGACAAGCTCGCAATGGAACGAGTAGACGAAATGGCACTCAGGCGCATCAGCGCAGCGTTTGGCGTGCCGGTTACTATGCTGACCGACGCCGCAAACTACGCCACCGCCGCTGAGCATCGAATCTCGTTCTGGCGCGACACTGTCCTGCCGGATGCCGAACTCATCGCAGAAGCCCTGGGCTTGACAGTCAACTACGACGACATTGAGGCACTGGCCGAGGACGTAGGCGCGCAGCGCAAGAGCGTGATTGACCTGTATCAGGCCGGCCTGGTGACGCGCGAAGAAGCGCGCCAGATGCTGGGCTTCGAGGTCGAGCAACCTGTTGATGTTGCTACGCAATCTGCGTTGCGCGAACTCGACCAGTGGAGACGCAAGAGCGAGGCGCGCAAGACGTTACTTGCCGACTTCTCCCCCCGTGACCTGCCGGATTCGTGGGTTCGCGCGATTAGGTCACTTGCTGACCTTGGTCATTCTCCATTTGCCTTCGCGCGCTTTGTCGAAGCGAAGGCGCGTCGCGTTGACCCGCCGCTCGACCGAGAGCGCGAACAACTGGCCGCCCAAATGCTTCAGGTGCTCGAAGACTCAATCTCGCTGGACGACCTGAGCTACGATGAGCAAGGCTTCGAGAAGCAAGCGCGCGCCTATGCTGAGTCTTTGCTGCTCGCTGTTGCCATCGATCAAGCCACCGCTGCAATGCTGTCGTCTGCTGCTTTTGCCGACGTGGAGAAGGCGTACGACTTCGCAAGCCAGTGGGCCAAAGACTACAGCTACGAGCTTGTTCGCGGAATCAACGAGACCACGCGGAAGCGACTGCAAGAGCTATTCACCCGCTCGCGCGCCGAGGGCTGGACGCGCAATATGCTTGTTGACCGAATTGCGCGCGTGTTCGGCCCGCAGCGCGCGGAGATGATCGCCACAACTGAAATCACGCGCGCTTACTCGCAGGGAACTGACATCGCGCGGCAGATACTCGACGAGTCCGGCGTGTCGCTCGTGCACGTGTGGCGCACCGCCGCTGACGAGCGCGTGTGCCCAATCTGTGCGCCGCGCGATGGGCGCGAGCAAGGCGATGGCTGGGACGATCTGCCGCCTGCTCATGTCAGATGCCGATGCTGGACGACGCTTGAGCAGCCGAGGAGACGCCGCAGATGAGTAACACCATTGTTCGCTTAAAACTGCCGCGTGTATTTCGCGGTCAGTTGGACATCACGCCAGCACTACTGTTTTTGGGTTACAAGCTGCGTGATACCGTGAACATTTATCCGCCTCGTAAGCCTGGGATGCGCATTCGCTGGAAGACCGAGCGTCAGCGCAGATACGTGCTGGCCAACGTCAAGCTGCCCTACCGCAGAACCGGTTGGCTGGCGAAACAATGGTTCGTCACGCCGACCAGCAACGCGCAGGTGGTCGTGCGAAACAAGGCGCGCTACGCCGCGTTCGTATTCGGCAAGGCGCAACAACCGTTCCATAAGGACCGCGGCTGGAGGCGCGCTGACGAGGAAGCGCGTAAACTGGTTTACAATCGAGCCGTGATGCGCGAGTTTGCTCGCATCATCGAACGGGAGCTGAAACGATGAGATTCACGCTTGACACAGACCTTCCTGTAATTGAGCGCGGCGAGTGGGACGGCGACGCCGCGCGCGAACGCATCCTATCGTGGGCCGGATACGAGACCGACGCCGAAGAGGACATGCGCAATGAGGCGCTCGACCGCGCCGCGCGCTTGTTTCTCTTCCGCCGTGACGAGTCTGCGACCAAAGGCGACCTGGTTGCGCCATGTGGCGACATCGTGGACGGCAATCCGCGGCTGGTCACATCCGGCATGCAGTTTGCGCTGGCTGCCGTGAATGGCGCGCGCGGGGGAATTGACGCGCCAGAAGAGCTACTCGCCCAGGCGCGCAAGGTGCTCGAAGAACTGCTGAGTAAGCAGGAGCAGGAGATGGAGACGCGCTCGTTCGCTGTGAAGGTGTATGAACAGGAAGGCAAGTTATACGCTGAAGGCTACGCGGTCGTGTTCGGCGGGCGCGACTTGCACGGCGAGCATTTCACGCGCAAGACCGACTTTGGCGCAGAGCTGCTCGGTCTGAGCAACCCACCGCTCCTGTACGAACATGGCATCCATCCTGAGATTGGGCTACGGGTGATAGGGCGCGTAGAGCAGATGGATGCCGACGATATAGGCGTGTTGGTCAAAGCGGAACTCGACCGGCACAGCAAATACATCGAGCTTGTGCGCCAGCTGGCAGAACAAGGCGCGCTCGGCATGAGCACTGGCGCGCCTGGCCACCTGGTCTCGCGCAAGAGCAGCGGAGAGATTGAACGCTGGCCTATTGTTGAAGTGTCGCTGACGCCGACGCCGGCTGAACCGCGCACGCTCGGCATCGAGATTGTCGAAGCTATCCGCTCGATTGCGCGTCCAGAGGTCAAGCCTGCGGCGGTCGTCACCGCCGAGGAAGGCAAGGCGGATGCACGAAAGAGCGTAGCGGAGGAGATTCACATGTATGTAACTGAGACCAAGACCGCAACCTTGCGCGACTTCATGGGCGCCGTAGCGCGCAAGGATTACGATGCGATTAAGGCGCTAGGCACGGGACAGGGCCCGTCGGGGGGCTATCTCGTGCCGGAAACGCTACTCCCCGACTTGCTAACCGCTGTGAGCGAGCAGTCCATCGTTCTACCGCGCGCGTTCGTGACCGATGCGCCCGGAACTGTTCGCCAGCCGGTCATTGACCTGGGCAAGGGTGCTTCTGGTGTGTTCGCCTGGTATGGTGGCGTAAAGTTCACGTGGGCGAACGAGAACAGCGCGATTGCCGAGACCGAGCCGGCCTTCAAGCAGTACACCTTGCGTGCTTTGACGATGGCCGGCATCGTGCGCGTGAGCAATCGCATGTTGGCCAGCACCACGTTCGACGCGCAAATCAGGCGCATCTTGGCTGAAAGCGCTTCGGACTACCTTGATTACTACTTCATCCGTGGCAATGGCGCAGGCGAACCGCTCGGCGTGTTGAGCGCCCAGGCGCTGGTCAGCGTGACGCGCGACACGGCAAACCAGTTCAAGCCGGTTGACGCAGCGCGAATGCTGGAGCGGCTGATGCCAGGCTCACTTGGTCGCGCGGTGTGGTTGATCCATCCGACCGTGCTGCCGCAACTCGTCCAGTTCTCGGTTGGCAACACCCCCGTTTGGCAACCAAACTGGCAGGAAGGCATCGCGGGAACGCTCATGGGCATTCCGGTCATCTTGACCGAGAAGGTCAATGCGCTTGGCACTGCTGGTGACGTGTTGCTGGCTGACTTCTCGATGTACGCCGTGCAGCTGGTGCGCGACATCGAGATAGCAGCAAGCACAGATGCCTACTTCGAGTTCGATCAGACGGCGTATCGGCTGACGGTTTACGCCGACGGCACGCCGCGCGTGGTGGACAAGGCGAAGTACATCAACACAAACGTGGAAGTGAGTCCTTTTGTGAGACTACAGTAGCAGGAGGTTGACATGAAGCCGACTGACTTTCTGAACATCGCCGGTCGCCTGCCGGCGCAGGCGATCACCGGCGCGACGGAAACAACTAGTGTGGACATGCAGTTGCTGCGTGGCGTGGCTGCTGTGTGCATCGTAGGCACAGCGTCCACGCCGCCGTCGTTCAAGATTCAGTCCAGCGCCGACAACTCGACGTTCGCCGACCTGACCGGCAAGAGCATCACCAGCGTTGCCGCCAACAGCGAGGGCATCATCAACGTCCGCGACGAGGATTTGCCGGACGGTCACCGCTGGATTCGCGCGGCGGTGAACGGGAACGCGACGGTCGCCGTGGTCTTCATCGGCACTTCGGCGCGCAACAACCCGCCTGCGAAGCTGGCTAGCACGACCATCGTTGACTGATGAGCTACGCGACGCTCGCTCAGGTCAAGCAGTATCTGGGCATCACTGCGACGAGCGAAGATGCGCTGCTGACGCGGCTAAGAGACGCCGCGTCAGCGGCCATTGACCGCTACACCGGCAGGCGATTCACCGCATCAACCGCGACGAAGAAGATTCTTCGAGAACACATCGTCAGAGACGTGTTCTTCCTGCCGGATGACCTGCGCGCGCTGACGCAGGTCGTGACCGACGAAGGCGATACCCTGTTGCCATCCGACTTTGTGCCGTTTGACCCGCCGACCAGGTTGCTGCGCATCAAATCCGACGCACCATCTTGGAGCATTGAATACACCGCAGACGTCACGGGCCAATGGGGATTTACCGCAGCCCCACCAGATGACATCGTGCAAATCTGCATTCGATTGGCGGGTTGGATGTATCGCTCAAAGGATGCACAGGTGTTTGATGTGGCGGGGCAGGAAGGGTTAAATGCGCTGAGCACGCGCATGCCGCGCGACATCGCGCAGATGCTTGATCCGTACGTGGTGCTCGAGGTGATGCCGTGCTGAGCGCTGTAAACGCCGTACACGCTGTTGTTGCCACGGTGACGGGAATCACCGCAGCCTACACAACCGTGCCGATGAGCGCGAACACGCCTGCGCTGCCTATGGCGCTGGTGACGCCACTTAGCGAGAACCGCCGGCAGCACGCGCATGAGCTGGTGCGCATCGAGACGCTGGTTCGCGTGCGCATCGTGCACTCGCCGATAGCGCAGGGCATCACGGCGTCTCAGCAATCCGCGCTGTACACACTGGCCGATGACGTGATGACGAAGATCACAGACGACATCACGCTAGGCGGTCAGGTGGATCACGTTGCAAGCGTGGACGCTGACGAGCCGAGCATCTACACGCTAGCGGGCACGGATTACCTGAGCATCAGCATCGCAGTAAGGGTGGTGGAGAAGATATGAGCAAAGTAATCTACGAGCCTAAGGTTGAGAGGTGGTATGGGGTTTATTACCCTGGCTTGCCCTGCGGCCTGATAACTGATGAAGAGCTTGATCAACTCGCACAAGCTCATAACTACGACATCGAGTTTGTTCGCGGCCTGTACGTGAGCCGAAAGGAGAAGATGAAGGATGCCAGCAACGCATCTGCGTAGAGTTCAGCTAGGTCAACAGACAACTTTCTCAACGCCTGTTGCTGCCACGTCTATCTTGCGGGGCGTGACAGACGGGAGCGTCACCGTCAACCACAATGACGCGGTGGTTGAGGAGCTGGGCCGCTCGGTGAGCGATCTTGTCGTCGTCTCGCAACGCCATGCCGAAGGCGAGATCGAGCTTCAGACTACGTACGAGGACATCCTCTACGGTCTATTCGGCCTGTTCGGGCCGGTTGCACCAAGCGGTGGTGCACGCACGTTCAACGCGCCGGTTGTTAACTACGCTGCGCCTCAGATTTACACGATGGAGTATGGCACGACAGGTGCGGAGTACAGGGTAGTCGGCAGCATCATAAGAGAGTGGACGCTGCGTTACGAGGCGAACGCCGGCGTGACCGAGAGTTGGTCGTTCATCGGTCGCAGCGTGCAAGCGAACGCCCTAACCGGCTCGCTGCCGACGCGCGTCGTGACGCCCGTTCTATCGCGTCATGCGTCGTGGTTTGTGGACCCCACCGGAACAGCGCACGGCACGACGCCTGTGCCCGGTACGGTGATTGAAGCAGAGCTAAGCATCAACACCAACCGTCACCTCAAGATGTTCGAGGGCGCACAGCCGCTCGACTGGGGCGAAGGGCGATGGGAAGCGCAGTTGACCATCACCGCGGAGTTCAACACGACCGCCAAGGCTTGGGTGGATGCACTGATAACGAACCGCGTAGCGCGCAACATCCGCGCCGAGTTTGTCGAGACAGCCAACACGCGCGAGCTGCGCGTTGATTTTGTTGGCCTACTTGCCGAGCCGGTCGAGCTATTCGGTGACCGCGACGGCAACATGACCGTCGAGCTGACTTTCAAGGCGCTTGTGGCTGGCCCGTTAAACAACTGGCTGCAAATCCGAACCATAAACGGTATCGCTACGCTGCCATGATTGACCTAAGCAAAGTTCGCCGGATTGACCGCAACGCGCCAGGTAGCTTTATGGAATACGCGCGCCTGCAAACCATCATCACTGAAGGCGACCTGATGGCCATCGCGCGTGCGCTGGAGAGCTACGGCGTTAACTTGCAGGAGCTTTCGTTCAATGAGCTGACGGATGTCATCAAGCACATCGCGGGAGAGCCAACCCCTTTAGGGGACACGAGCGCGACCGCGTGACCTTGTTGCTGCATCTCGCGGAGACGTGGGGCGTGCCGCCGTGGGTGTTGGAGCGAGAGTTATCGCTGTTCTGGGCCGAAGCTGTGTGCGAGCACGAGCGCGAGAAGGCGCGCCAGGTAAAGCGCGCGATGAGGAAGCATGGCGGACGGTGAGATTCGCATCGAGATTACCGGCGACGCGCGAGACTTTCGGCGCGCGCTGGCCGGTGTATCTGACGACATCGGCAGGCTCAAAAAGCAAAGCTTTGGCCTGGGCGATGCGCTCAAGACCGCGTTCGCTTCAGCCGCCGGCTTCCTGGCTGCCAATGTGATTCAGGACGGATTGCGGGCGCTCTCCGGCGCGGTCGGCGGAGCAATCAGTAAGGCCGCAGAGCTTGAGAGTGAGCTTAACTTCCTGCGGGCCGTGAGTGGCGCGACTGGTGAGCAGATGCGCCAGGTGGCAACGCTTGCGAAACAGCTTGGCGCAGATGTAACCATCCCTGCTGCATCTGCGCTCGATGCGGCGAAGGCGATGACCGAGCTTGCGAAAGCTGGTCTATCGGTTGAGCAAAGCATGGCTGCGGCAAAAGGTTCACTGCAACTAGCTGCTGCTGGCCAACTTGACGCTGCGCGCGCGGCTGAGATTGTGGCTGGTGCGCTGAATGCCTTTGGATTGGCAGGAGATCAGGCTGTTCGGGTTGCCGACTTGTTAGCTGCCGCAGCGAACGCGAGCGCTGCGGATGTGACCGGCATGGCCGACTCGCTCAAGATGGCGAGCGCTGTCGCGGCAATGAGCAACAGGACAATTGAAGAAACCATCACTGCACTTTCAATGATGGCAAATGCTGGCATCCAGGGAAGCGATGCCGGCACGTCCTTAAAGACGATGTTGCTGCGCTTAGTCGCGCCGACGAAGGATGCGAAGGAGAAGCTAAACAGCCTTGGCATCAGCCTGACCGACGCTCAAGGCAAGATGCTTCCGTTGCGCGACCTGACCGCGCAGTTTGCCAGCAAGCTATCGGCGCTCACCGAAGAGGAGCGCAACTACATCCTCACAACTGTGTTTGGGTCAGATGCTATCCGCGCCGCGAACATCGTGCTCATGGCAGGTGCAGATGCGTACGACGAGATGTATCTAGCCGTCACCAAGGCGAATGCGGCAACCGAGTTGGCTGAAGCACGCATGCGCGGGCTGAAAGGCGCGCAAGAGGCGCTGAACAACGCTGTCGAGACGCTCGGCCTGTCGTTCGGCGAGAAGCTCTTGCCGGTTCTGTCACAGGTGGGGTTCACTATTGCCGACCTGTTGACAAACGACCGGGTTATTCAGTTCGTCGAAGACCTTGGCGAGAAGATAGGTGGCTTTCTCGCAGAAGCCTTCGCTTTGGTGAGAGACGCAATCGGGCAAATTGACTTTGCGTCTTTCATTGGCGCAGTACGCATGGCGGGCGAAGAGCTAGGCCGGGTGTTTCAGCCGTTTCTAGCTGGGCTGGCTGTACTTGGCGCGACTATTGCGCCGATATTGCAGGACATCGGCGGCCAGATACAGAAACTTGCTGAGCAGGGAGTCCGGGTTCTCGGCGAAGTGTTTGCTGACCTTAAGCCGGTGGCGCAGGACGCACTACACGCCATCGGCGAGTTGTTCGCTGTACTCGCGCCGCATGTGCAGAACATCCTGCGCGCGCTTGCGCCGCTGGTATCTCAGATTGGCAATGCGCTACTCACCTTCGCTCGCACCTTCGGCGCTGTGATCCGCGAAGCGCTGCAAACGCTCACGTCGTTCATCCGCGCCATCGCTGCGCTGTTGCGCGGCGATATAGACGGGTTCTTTCGCTATCTCGGCGACAGCGTGAAGAACCTGCGTGAATTGGTGACGACTGCTATACGAGGCGCAGTAGAAACGGTCGGCAACCTGATTGGGGTCAACCTGACCGGCGTACTCTCGTTCATTGAGAGAGTGAATAACGCGCTTCTCAGCGTGCGCAATCTTGGTCTGAACGTGGCGCAAGCAGTGGGCAGCGCTATCAGCAGCATTCGCCTTCCGTTCGGCGCGGGTGGCCAGCAGCAGCAGCAAACGACGCAGAACGTGACGAACAACTACATGCTCACTGTGAACGCTGCATCGTCGCAGGGCGTGATGAACGACTTTGAATTGATGAGGAGATTAGGATGGAGATAGAGCTTTTCCGAGGAACATCAACGCTGACTACGCTGCACTATCGCAACGTGCCAGGGCAATACTCGTGGGTGTTGCGAGACCTCCAGGGCGACCTGATGGACGAAATCGAGGTGCTCACGCGCGATGCACTAGGCGGGCGCACGTTAGCGGTAGGTCAGCAAGGGCGAGCGAGGCGCATCGCCGTCGTGCTTGACGTGCAGGGGACGAGCATGCCGAATCTGCACGCGGCCATACGAGAGCTGGAGACGCACACACGCTGGCGCAAAGGGACACCGCTTGAGTTGCGCGTCAGAGCGCAGGCTGCTAACCCGTGGAGCGCGATTGAAGTTGTGCTCGAACAGATAAGCGCGCAGTTCGAGGATGACCAGTATCGCGCCACGGTAACGATGCGCTTTGCGTGTCGAAGCGTCTACTGGCGAGAAGGGATCGGCGTGTTCCCGTCGTCCAACAGCACGCTAAACGGTCGCGTGTTCGTGGTGGACTTGAGCACGATGACTTTCGCGCCGATCACTGGAATCGCGGATGTAATCTTTAACATTGACTACCGAGAAGCCTCAAACGAGTGGATCATCTTCACAACTACGCAGGTCTGGCGCGCGCCTGCTACGGGCGGCGCGGCTGCGCTTGTCGGGTCGGTCACAGGTTCGACTCAGTTGCGCGGCTGCGTGACGCACGATGGAAACATCCTAGCAGTGGCGCAGGGTGTGAATTTTCTTGTGCGATTTACCTACCCTTCCTCAGGTCCAACTGGGTTAGGTACGTTCAACGGCGTTCCAGTTCGTGTCAGGCGATTCGGTAATTCTTATGTATCAGTAGGCGAATTCAGCCAGTTCCAAACCACAGGTGGACTGGCGGGGATGGTCACTACTGATGTCAACGGAAATATCACCAATTCGTTTTCTCCCTTCCCAACCAGCGTCATCTTCCCTGGCGGCGGGCGCATCCGCGACGTGCTGATTCAAGACAACATCGGCGTTGCAATCGCGTATCGCGCGCCATCGCCGTCGCAGAGCTGGGTTGCGGTGTGGAGCGGTCAGGTCGCACCCTACTTTGTCGCAGAGGGCGCGTCCTCGTGGGGGCCGCTCGAGATTGACCAGTCGTCGGCGATTGACGATGTGACTATCTGTGCCGAGTCATGGATTCACGCAGGGCGCACATTCAACACGCTGTGTCGTTTAAGGAATCTGGGCGGCATCGTTCCATATGCCTACCCGACGGTGACCGTCGGCGGCGTGCAAGACGGTTGCGCTGTGGAGCGCTTCACGTTCACCACTAGCGAGCCGCGAAAGGTGTTTAGGCTTGGCGTTGACGGAACGGCGATGCCGCTGTTCACAGCAAGTGCGAACAGTTTTGCTGTACGACGAGTGAACAATCTCATGTGTATAGGCTACATCGCGACAGCGAATGTGTGGACTCCTTTAACTGTTGACGTCGGCTCGATTGCAAACACCGGCGCGACGGCGGAGATCGTGCCGCGGTTGGGCGGCCTTGCTGTCCCTGTGTTCAGTTGCTACAGCAAGGTAGATACAGAGATTCTCGGCGAGGTGCTTGACCCTCAGACTCAAGCGGCTAATTATGAGCCGAAGTACCATGGCGGGGGAGTGGTCACGCCGCTGCCAGGTACGAAATATGAGCGCATGTTTAGAGGGTCAATGAACGAGGGAGTAACCCGATACTGGTTTGCCGTGGGTGGAAGCGTGGCGTCGAACAACGTCACGCTTAACCGATATAAACATGATTGGCGCTGAGGTCACTTTAGCATTAACGTCGCTAAGACAACCTGGAACGCGCACAGGCGCGATAGCGCTCAGCGGCTCGTTTGAAAGAAGGGCAATGGACGTAGCGGAGTGTGAACTGGAGATACACGCGCTTGCGCCAATCTACGACCTGAGCGCGTACGGCGACGTGCTGTTGGTGATGCTGCCTGACCGCAGAGAGTACTACTTCGTCACTGCGATTGAGCGGCGCAACACCTATTACGTCTTGCGCGGCGAGACGTTCCTTCGCTACCTGCGCGACTACTACCCTGAGAGATACGCGGGCACAAGTGATGCGCAGTGGAACGGCGATGCTGCTGCTGGGGTGTTGCGCTCGCTCAGGCCGATAGAGTACGTGCCAGTGCATTCGTTTGCGCTCAGCTTCCGCGATCTCTGGATCATCACGCCGGACAACGTGCCACCAAGCGTGAACGTCAGCACGTCGTTTGCGTGGGCATCGCGGCTCGAAGCTGCGCAGGAGATTACGCGGCTGGCGCATGCGCAGGGTTTCCCGCTGGTATGGTGGTTTGAGTGCGGCAGATGGTGTGCTGCTAAAGATGCGACAGGCAACTACGGTGTAGAACCATCTGTCGCTCTGGTGTTTGCTCACGGCTTACCGCGAAACGGGCTATTCCGCCCGCGCTGGGGCGGCTCTATCAAGTACGAGGCGTGGGTATATGACCGAAGCCAGCCGACCGCTGGAGTGGCTTTGGGCTACGGTCACGGAGAGGACAGGGACGTAACCAGGGCGCGCGCGGCGCGCGGGCTGTTCAACGGCTGGACGTACTGGGAAGGCCGGCTTGATGGCCGAGCAACTGGCACGTCGGCGGCAGCGCAAGCTGCGCTCATGCGTTGGCGACCGTTCGAAGCTGGGTCGGGGCAAGCTTACTCACAGGCGATGCCGCGGCTTGGAGATCAGGTGTTTCTCGTCGCGGGAGACCATCAGCGATGCGCCGGCATTGCGCACGTGGTGAGCGAGCGCTACGTAATTACGGGTGGGCAGGTTTCAAGCGCTGAAGTAGGGGTGATGCAGATATGAACAGCGAACGCATAGACCTTTTGGAGCGTGGAGATAGCTTCGCGCCTGCTACGGCCAGGGTGTCTTGGTTTGGCTCGGTTAACGTGCCATCGAACAGCAACGTCACGCTGGCGATTGCAGGGCTGAGCGAAGTGTCGGGCAACATCTTTGAGTATGTTTCGGCGGCGCAGGCACTGCGAATCAAGCAGGCGGGCGTTATCGGCTTCCTGGTCAATGTTGTCTGCAACGCGACCGGCGTAGGGAATCTCAGCGTGCTGATGCGGCAGGCATCGCCGTTGCACGAGTGGGGGTTGGCCGTGCAACCGTACTACCTGCACGCAGGTTTTTCATTTGCCACTGGCGGCGCGCGGTTGGTGAATGTTCCATCTGGCGGCGCGAGCTACCAGATATACGTTGTGAACTCCGGCGGTACAGGGAGCTTCACGTTGCAGACGGTGGACGTTCGTCTTGTCTATCTGGGTAGGCGATAGCGAGGCTGCTAGCAAAACAAAACGCGCCCGGTACTGTAGCAGTACCGGGCGCGCGTCTTTTCAATGGGGCCACGCTTTTGTGAGCGTGGAAACATCGTGTCTAGCTCGAGCGTGCCGTTGGCGCAAACGCTTCAAAGGGGCCACGCTTACAGAAGCGTGGAACTTGACTTCTCAGAATCCCTCAAGCGGGATAGTCGTTTGTTCTCTTAGACCCTCAAGCGGGATAAAGTGCGTTTCGGGGTTTCACCCCTCATCAGACTAAGTAGACCTGATAGTCTATCTGACTTTTGAAAGCAACAGGTCGTCTTAGTGACGCACTCCCAATTGTAGCATCATCTCCATCGCTGTCAAGCAGCTCTCTGGGTCACCGCATCCATCAGCGTACATTACTCGCTGTCGAATATCGTCTGGCCAGTCTGCCAGTACCTTTGCCGTGTCGCGGATGCGCGGGCGCTCCATCTGGTTGCAGCCGAATGGAGACAACCAGTAGACCTTCGGCACAAGATGAGCAAGGCGCAGGAACGTAAGTTCTCCGTCGTGGTCTGCTGCAATCACTATCGCGCGCACGTTGTGCTTCCTTATAATCTCCTCGTAGTCCATGCCTGATAGTTTGTCAGGGATGTACTCAAAAGGAATACCATCAGAGTGCGTAATGCACACCACGTCGCCGTCGCTGCGCGTGCCGTAGCAAGCGACGGCAAAGGCAACGACGTTGCGAGCGAGTCTGCCCATGCTGCCTGACACGTCAGGCAATATGAGCAGGGCCGGTCGGCCCGACTCCAGCCTGCGGTCATCCACTGTCCACGACCGCAGGTAGCCTGCCGTCTTGGTTGAGACGGCGCGTGCGTTCCATCGCGGCCCCGGCTTCGTCTCGCCGTCCAGGAGCATGCGCCGAAACGCGCGGCGCGCGCGAGCGATCATCGCGCGGTCAAGCTGGACTTCGGAAACCCACGCAAAGACGCCTCCGAAAGACGGGTGGGGGGTATGCGACAGGTCGGCCTTCGATAGGAAGGAGCGCCGGATGTTTTCCGACGCCGGCGCGCCGTCGCCAGCGGCCGGAACGGATTCGCACCGTTGCTGGACAGCATCGCTGTCCAGCGCCCCGCTGGTGGCTTCCTCTGTCGCGTGCGACGCCGCGGCAGAAGCTGCATGCTCAGCTTGGCCATCCGGCACGCTCTCCTCGCCATCGTCGTCGCCCGACGGTGAGGCGCTACCCGGATGTTGTTCGGCGTTCTCAGAGTCCCGGCTTATGCCGTTCGAGGACAAATCCTCGCCCTGAACTTCAGGTGACTCACTGAGATCGCCAGCAGAATCACAGGGTGATTCTGCTTGGGGTTCGCCGTCCCCAACAGCCGAAGGGTAAGCATCCTCACTAGCATCAGCTAGAGGAGCCGACTCCCTCGACTCGAGCGCATCCGCGCTCGCCTTTGCCGACGACGAGGACTCGTCATCAGCATAGGCCAGAGGAATGCGCGACAAAAAACTTTGAACCGCAGGAGTAACTACGTCGACATCAGCCCATAGCTCGCCGAGAATTGAGACGTATATCTCCACCTTATGACCGTCTACAATCTCGACGAGACTCCCGCTCATACGCGCCCACGCCGTCTTCACGACGTAATCTCGACGCTTGGGATTGAGTCTAATGAGCTTCTTTCCCATTTCCTCTCTTCCACTCTCCCCAGAGCGAGACTGCAACATCACCCAGCGACTTCAGCGCGCCCTCGTCTTGAGAGTCCTTCACCAAGTACCCACGGACGAGCAGGCGTACATCGTCCACATTGGACGCCAGCGCCATCCCCCGCAGCAGCATCGCGCCTTCCTGTAAAGACGGGGACGAGCGACCATTCGCGCGAATCAGGTTCATGGCCTTGACCACTAGCCTGAGCGCGCCGACGGGCGCACCAGTGGTCTTGCGCAACACATCAGACTCGATCTCCGGCGACAGGTACGGCATCTCATACCTGAAGCACCGCCGCTGGAGCGGCTCGATCAACTCGCGCAGGCCGTTGCTGGTGATGATCACGGTGAGTTGTCGCGTGCTCGCGCGCCAGCGCTCGCCGTGACGACCGTGCACCGTGCCGGACTGCAAGAACTCCAGCAGCAGCGCGTCGCAATGCTCTGGCGACTTGTCCCACTCGTCGAGGAGCAGGACAACCGGCATGCGCCGCGACAACAGCGTAGCACGCAGCAGCGCACCGCGCCGGTATGTCTTGGCCAGCGGCATGTCGTGGCCGCCGGCAATCGCGGCAACGCGCGCCGGATCCACAGCAACGAATAAATCCTCGTCGTTGCTCCAGTGGTGGGCATAGTACTCGACGAGTCGCCCACTCATGCCCTCAGCGAGGGCACGGGCAAACGACGTTTTGCCGACGCCGGGCGCGCCTGTGATGATGCACGCGCGCACGCCATCATCTGTTCGCTCAGTCAGCAGACGTGCCACAAGGCGGTCTGATGGTCGGGCGGTGTACCAGCTTGCAAACATAACTACTCCTTATCCAGATACAAAATGATCGATACCACAAGCTCAACTAATATCTCATCGTGTTTGGCGAAGTACGCAAGGTCTGCGAGTGACATCTCGACGCGGTAACCGGCCTGATCGAACAGAAAGGTGGCATACTGCTCCGGCAGGCTTTCGAGCAGCATCCGGCGGAGAACGTCGGGCGAGAGTTTGAAGGCCCTTGCCTCAGGCATGTCAGCAAGGGCCTTCAGCGCTTGTGCTATTGGTAAGTCCGCCAGCCGGGCAGATTTGACGGCTGCACGCAATGTTTTAAGCTCACGACTCATCTTCGTAGATTCTCCAGCGCGAACTGTTGCGGTCGTAAGTGGCAACGAAGTACTCATAATCTTCGTCGCCGGGGCGAAACTGGCCCTTGATGGTCGGGTCGCTGACCCGGTACTTGAGCTTGCAAACAGCCAGCAACGCTTGGTCCGGCAACTGCGTGGCCGCCCGGTTTACCGGAATCGGCACGCCGGAGATTTTCTCGATGTGCTGAGCAGTCTCGGGGTATCCGATGTAGCTTTGAAGATTGCTGCGCCTGTGAGCGTCAGCTACCAGTTCTGCAAAGAACTCACGGCTCACTCGTCTCAAAATATAGAGACCTTCGTCAGGCATCATCGCAGAGTTCAAAAGAATTGTGACCGTCATTTGTTCCTCCTTCTTCTTTCAGCCGGTGGCGCGTTCAGCGCCACCGGCTGCGATTGAACTAATCGGCAAGTGGTTCGGGATAATCGGGTTCGTCGCCAAGACCTGCTGCATAAAGCAGGTTGGCGATGAACGCTGCGCGCGCCACCTTCATTGCCTCCGGCGCGCGCTCGCCCCAGAACTCCCAAGCAGGACCAAACCTGAACCCCTCGCGGTCAAAGTCCATGTCCAGGAGAAGCTCCTGTGGGTTTGGGTGCTCGCCGCAGCGCGCTTGCGCGCACTCCGTAGCAAACCCAAACGACATATAGGCATCGTGGGGCAGCAGATCGACAATCTCCCATAAACCGGCGATTGCATCCGATGATTGACCCTCTCGAAGCTCAGCTAAGCGACGCTGAAGTTTCATCGCAATTACGCCTTCGCCGATCTCATAGAGAACGTCGATCAACTGTTCGGCGTCTTTGATCACGTCCTCTGGAGCGCGTCGCTCAACGAGATACAAAGCACGTTGAACAGTCTCGCCGCTGCCCATCGCTGTAAGGGCAGCTATAAACATCGAGAGGCTATTCACTGGCGGGCGAATCGTGGACTCGATCTGGTTGAACGAACGGAGCATCTGAACTTTCTGGCTATTCATCTTTCTTCCCTCCTTCTATGGAGCTAAGAACTTCTCTCATCACATCAGCATCGCCTGACCGCCACGCCTCGCGTGCCTGAGCGCGCAAAGGTGAGTCTTCGGGAAGCTCCTTCGCGCGCTCTGCCAGCTGCTGGCGCAGCGCGTGGACTTCATCCGGCAGTGCTGTCACTGGCTGCGGCTCAGAAACGCGCTGAGCGCCTGGGATGGACTCGGTCTCGGTCTCGTCCAGCCAACCAAGGCCAGCGAGACTCAAAGTTAGCCTGCGCTTGGCCTTGGTTAAAGCCTTCATTTGAGCGTTGGCTAAGGCTTCTCCTCGCAGGCCTGCAACCGAGACCACGCCGACTTCCACATCTTCGCGCCCATCACGAGTGCGACCGCGAACGGTCACGGTGATCAAGTCGTCTTGGCGCTCAATCTTCGCATCCAAGATGCTGATGCTGTGGATGGCACGCAACTGGTCGGCAGCCGCGCGCGTGGCGTAGAGCACCAGGCGACCGTTCAACCTGAGATACTCGAACGGGCGCGTCAGGGGATTGAGGCCAAGCGACTCGCAGACTGCCTTGTAGTACTCGATGCGCTGCGACTCGTTTAAGCCGGCCAGGTCGCCGGCGACCAGGACGCGCTCTAGTGCGCTGGCGTTCACGGGATTGGTAGCGGGTAACTCACTCATGGCTAAATCTCCAAAGCTCCTGAGGCATAGGCTACTGCTTCTTCAAGCGTTGGAAGCGAAAGATAATAGCCGCTCGGGTTGGTCGCCTCGTATCCGCATAGCGCCCATTGACCCGACCTATCCTTTGCCGCATAAATCTTTACGCTTCCTGCTCTGGGAAAGATTTGCCTGACATGCACGTAAGCGTGCTGCCAACTCAACACATCTATTTGCGCGTACTCAGCAAGCGAGGATGGCAGCAGATCGCGGATCATGCGTGCATCCTTGTCGCGCCCAATCTCGCGTGCTTTCTCTTCGGCGAGCAGGCGCGCGCGCTCCTCGGCGATCCGCTTCTCGCGGATTTCAACGCCACGTCGAATCAGGTCGTCTAGGGTCATGGTTTCGTTCATCTTCTCGTTCATCTCATCCTCCTTTTGTCCCGGCGCTCGACGAGCGCCGGGACGATAACTCAAACACTGCTATTCACGCTTCCAGGCGCGCACTGCATCAGCGAACACGCTAAGCTCCTCTTGGCTGGGGGACAGCCCATAGGCTGCGAATGCGGCCTTTGCTAGCCGATCTGGGTCCACTTTGCCATACGCAGAAGCCGCACACTCCTCGGCCCAGGCAGCAATAGCTTCTGGCGACGGGGAAAGCGCCGCCGGCGGCGGGGGAACAACCATCTCGATTAATCCCCGTATGCTTGTTGCCCTGTACTTGGGGGATTGATTCGAAAGAGCGATAAACCATTGACCAAAGGAATCACGGCGGCACTGTGCCTTGAGACCAAAAACTGATAGGATTTGTCGTGTCTTCATCTGTCTCCTCCTTTCTCTAGGATACTGCGCAGTATTGTATGCGCCCGCATCTGCTTGTCAAGGGGCGCGCGGCATTCTCACGAAACTCTAAGTTTTGGTCTTCGCTTGTGGATAAAACTGTGGATAAGTCTGTGGATAAGCGCGCTTAGCGATATACAATATAGGTATGAGGAACTGGGAGCAGGAACAGATCATAAAGAAGCACCTGCTGGGGTGCTACGTCGAACCGGAGCTTAAGCAGCGCGTCAAGGCACTCGCGCGCGCGCGGCGCATCAGCATCAGCCAGCTTGCGCGAGAGCTAATCGAGTTCGGTTTGGAGCGACTCGAGACGCAAAGCGACCATGATCTCAGCGAACGCCCTTGAGCGAGCGTTTCAAACAGAACGTCCGCTCAAGGGCTTTGTCGTTCCCAGCCTAGCGCTCAGCTATCAGCCGCGGGAATACCTAGCCATCGGTCGCGCCGACCGCCCGCCGGACGACGACGACATCGCGCTGGTCATCACGCTCGCGCGCGAAGCATTCATCTTCCTGGCGAGCGAACCACAACACGAGGTCATCAAGCTGAACGGCATCACCTGGCATCTCGCGCGGTGGTCGTTGAAACGTGAATACGTGGCAGACCATCTGCCACAAATAAAGATGGAAAGGAGAGACAGATGAACCACAACCACTATCCCCAAAACCTTCTGTATTGCGCATCGTTTGATGCAGTCGTTGGTACTGAGCGACGCAGGCTTTACCTGCTCGCATCCAACGCCGAGCAGGCCGCAAAGTACATGTGGCCCACGAAGACGCAAAAGAGGACGCGATACGTTGTTTCACGCGAGCGTCTGGCTGGTTTGCAGTATGCGGACGAGATTGAGGCCACAGCGCACCGCTACGGCTTCGCAGACAACCACCCCCACATCTGCGACGTGATGGAAGCTCACAAGAGCCTTGCAAGTGTGATCATTGAGACGAACGCGCTGCGATGGGCGCTGAGCTTTCTTCCAGACGATGGCGTGAAGACAGTTGGCATCGGCGACAAAGGACTGATTATCCAAGGCGTGCCGCTTGGTGGAATCGCCCTATACAGCGCAGAAATACTCGTGAGAAGCAGGCCGCTGCGACTCGTTTTCGAGCAGATGCCGCGTGACGAGACGGCACACGTGGACATCTTGGGGCATCGCAACGCGCGTGCGCTCAAAATCTCGCTGGGCACAGAGACTCACTACGTGTTCGATTACCGCAACGGGTTCACTGCCTTCATCGGAGGTGAGCGATGATTGCAAAGCTAAAGAAGGTGCTCTACACAGTTGACGAATCGAACCCCGACGCCGTTGTAGTTGTTCGTGCAGCGGATGACGCCTCGATTCAGGCATGGGCAATCGCGCGCTCTCGTGCTGCGTGCATGATCGCGCAGGGGAAGCACGATCTAGGAAAGGTTGAACGAGTCGTCCCTGCAAACGTGCTGAGACGCGCGAAGTCTCTCGACGGTGTGATGAACGAGTCAAGTGCGCTTTCTTCAGACGACTGGCGCGCTGAAGCGCTGCGCATACTCGACGAGACCGACAAGGTGTTGGCAGCCGTTGTGCACGTGAGTGACCTCAAGCATGTCAGGGAACTGTATGAAAAGTCTCTATCGCTCAATGAGCTGTGCTGCGAACTTGTGTTTGGCGAGGAGAGGATCAAGTTTACAGGCAAGTTAGGAAAGGTCATCATCCCTGCCAGGTTGACACTGCCCGGACGCATCGTAGTAAGCGTTCGGTATCTTATAGAGGCTATCGAGCACCTGGTGACGAAGGACGAAGTCTGCTTCTCAGTTATGCAGCATAGAGAAACATATATCCTCGTGTTGACTTCTGAGCGCGAACGTCACTACATCGCGGAGAGGGAGAAGCGGTGACAGAGGGATTCGTGCCAGTGCCCAACGCATACTTTGAGCATCTCGCCGACATGTCGGGAGCAGAGCTTAAGGTTCTACTCGCCATCCTAAGAAGGACAGCGGGATGGCGTAAGGAGAGCGACGAGATAAGTTTGTCTCAGCTTGAGCAGATGACTGGCCTTGACAGGAAGAGCGTGATCAAAGGGCTGCGAGGACTACTCGAACGCGGGCTGGTTGCGCAAACACAAGCCGCGGCAGGCAGTAAGGCGGCGTCTTACGCATGTGTTATCCCGCCATCTACTGGTGGAAAAAATCCACCACTAGCTAGTGGAAAAATTCCACTAGTAGAGGAGGCAGAAGAAAGGGAGCGGTGGAAAAATTCCACCAGTAGTGGTGGAAAAACTCCACCGCTACTGGTGGAAAAATTCCACCCACAACATACATATACAGACAACAAACAAGAGAGTGCGCGCGAATCGCGCGCACTCTCGCTCTCGCGCGAAAGCGCGAACGGAAAGACCCGCGACTATCTCGACCACGCGCTTGACCGGCTGGATGGCCGCGACCCAGCAGAGCGCATCATCCGCGCGTGGTCACTGCCGCCTCACCTAGAAGCCCAGTGCCTCGCCTTTGCCCGTGTCTTCGAGGTCTCTCCGACCAGGGGCGAGAAAAAGCGCTGGGCGAAGGCTGCTGAGACGCTGCACGAGTTGCGCTGCGATGAGGCGCGGCTCAAAGCCGCGCGCGACGAAGCGCGCAAGGCCGGATTGATTTGCACCTGGCCGGGTGCTGTGATCAACCTACAGGCCATACGCTCAACTCAGCAGGAATACGAGCTTGTCTACGATGAGGAGAGGAATGTCTATGTACGCAAGCCGAAACGGAACTAAGCCACATTCTATCGACATCACCCCCATCTACAGCGAGGAAGCCGAACAATCAGCGCTAGGCTCAGCCATCATTGACCCTGAAGCTCTGGCAGTTCTGGCCGACTTGCTCAGGCCCGAACACTTCTACGAATTGCGCCATCAGCACATCTTTGAAGCGCTACTCTCGTTGTTTGCGCGCGGCGCTCCAGTTGACCTGCTCTCGCTCTCCGATGAGCTGCGCACGCAAGGTCACTTAGACGACATAGGCGGCGAGCCTTACATCGCTGAATTGTGCTGCGTCGTGCCAACTGCGCTTCACGTTCGTCACTACGCGGAGATCGTGTACCGCGATTGGCAACGCAGAACGGCGATGCGCGTTGCTCAAGAGATCGCCGAGGCTGCCCATCAAGGACGCGACGATTTACCGACGTATGCCGCCGACCGGCTATCTGCTCTCACGACCGGTACACGGCAGGTTGTGTCGCTCTCTGATGCGCTGCTTTGCTGCATCGCCGACTACGACGACTCTGGTGAGCGACTGCCGGGCATACCCACCGGGTTGAGCGCACTCGACCGCATCCTGGGTGGCCTATGTCCTGGTAGGCTGACCGTGATCGCCGGCAAGCCGGGCGCTGGAAAGACAACGCTGATGTTGCAGATGGCGCTGTCTGCCGCACGAGCCGGCCATTCCGTCGTCATCGTCTCGTGCGAGATGAGCGAGCCGGAAGTTTGCCGTGTGATTCTCAGCCGTCACGCCGGCATCAGCCTTTCACCGGCTGACGTGCTAGCGCTGGACGAACGCACGCGCGCAGAACAGCGCCGCCGGTTGATGGACGCTGCTGACCAGGTTTCCAGGATGCCGATCGCGATTGAATACCGGCCTGGTATTTCCGTTAGCCAACTGCGCCACCTTCTGCGCCATCATGCACTTTGTGGCGCGAAGCTCGCAATCGTGGACTACATCCAGCTCGTGGATGGTCGTACGCGCCGAGACCAGAATCGCGAGCAGGAAGTCGCAGAAGTCGCGCTCGCGCTGAAGACGCTGGCCGGTCAGCTCGGCACGTCCATCGTCGCCGGATCACAGGTCAACGACGCTGGCGAAGTGCGTGAATCGCGCGCGATTGAGCAGCATGCTGATGCGCTCATTGTGCTTGAGCGCGCTGATGTTGGCGACGTGCTAAACCCGCTGCCCGTGCGCATGGTCGAAGTGCAAATCCGCAAGAATCGCCACGGAGCTGTTGGTAAGCTGCAGCTCGGCTTTCACGCTGCTAAGGCTTCATTCGCGGAGGTGCTTGATGCCAGTTAGTTTCCCCGGTTACCGACAAGACATCCCTGTTGTTCATGGCCGCCCGCTTCTCTTTGTGCGCTGCCGGCGGTGTGGCTACACGACCGTCGCGCGCTCACCTGGCGCAGCAACCCTGCGTGGTTGGCAGCTGCCGGAGCGTTGGCCATATCATGTGCCGCAGCTGGGCGCGACGGTCGAGGGCGTGTGCTATTCGTGCGTCAGCAAGGCACGCCGACTCCCGGGTAGACGTGGCCTATAACGCATCCAGAGCGTGTTTTTCGGCCTCGTTTGGCCGCCACGGGTATCCCACATACCACTGGCCGCCAAAACGCGGCTCTACGGGCCTTCTGTGCGTTCTAAGTTATGTTGGCTGGGCTGGGTCTGATTATCACCCTTGAGCAAACCTTGCTCTTGCAGGTAGCGCGTGATAATCAGCCCGCCCTCGTGCTTCGGATGTCGGCGGTTAGCCTGCGCTAACCTAACCAGCGCCTCGATAGCCTCTGGGTCGAGAGCAACATATACCAGTCGCATGCCTAAATATTACGCCGCCGTGGGCGCAGAATCAAGACCAAAAAGTTTAGACTTTTGATACTTTTACGCTCTCTCTGCTGGGAATTTGCTGCCCCGGCTGCCGCGCCTGCCCCAAAAGTCACGGCAGCCGGGGGTTGCTTTACACGGAGCGACTAGCCATGCCCAGCTTCCTGCTTTTGTGAGCTCGAACGGATGCAATCCATAGGTTCATCTTGCAGCACGCCTAACTCGATAAGCTTCGTGCGAATCAGTAATGCGGCCTGGTCGCGGGGGTTGCGCCGCTCGCGCCGGGCAAGGTGGGCGAGTGCCAGCTTCTCGGCAGGTTCAAGGTAAATCGTTATCGGTCTCATGCCTTCATTTTGCATCACCTTTCCCCTTTTTTGGGGTGTTATCTTGTGTTATCTTGATAACACCGGTTATCCCCAAACGGGTTTATAAGGTCCGGTTTTTGAAGCCGGTGTCTCCAGCTGGTGGCATCCAGCCGGGGACATCCGGCCGTCTGCTCCGCCGTCTGTCCTGCCGGCCGCCGGGAGTGTCCAGGAAGTCTCCCGCCTGCCTTGTGCAAAAGAGGCCGCTGACCGCGGCCTCTTTTGCTTTCCCCGCTGATATACTGCCCGCAATCAGTGTCCTTCCCCAAGGTCTCTTCCATTGCCCGCAAGCTCGGCCTGCCCGCGCCCGAACGCGAGTACCGCTTCGACCCCGAGCGCCGCTGGCGCTTCGATTTCTCATGGCCAGCCCTGAAGATTGCCGTCGAGATTGAAGGCGGCGTGTGGATTCGCGGTCGCCATGTGCGACCAGTTGGCTATCTCGCAGACCTGGAGAAGTACAACCGCGCTGTCGTGCTCGGCTGGCGAGTGCTGCGCTACGCGCCGCATCAGCTTGGCCAGTTGGAGCATGATCTACATGCCTTGCTTGACGCAAGCGAGCAAACCGAGTAGCATTACGCCCGTTCATCTCTTTTCTCCCGATCAGCCGCCTGTAATCCTACGGGCGGCTGACCGTTTCCGGTAGATATAATCCTCGCGTGCACTGGTCCTTACGCCGGCGTGCACCAGACGTACTTCTGATTGACGTGACCCTGCGTCGGGACGAAGAGATTTATCTGCTGCTCTCTTCTGACCGCCACCACGACCACCCTGCCCAGCGGTCCGCGCTTGAGACGCGCCACCTTGAGCTTGCGCGTGAGCGAAACGCCATCATCCTGGATTTCGGTGACCTATTCGATGCAATGCAAGGCAAAGGCGACCCACGCGCGTCTTACTCCGGCCTCGCTGACCAATACAAGCGCGATGAGTACTTCGATTCGCTCGTTAACCGCGCCGTTGAGCGCTACGCGCCCTACGCTGGCCACTTTGCGATGCTGGCGACGGGCAACCACGAGCAAAGCGTGCTGCGTCACCACGGCACGTCGCTCACTGACCGCATGGCTGCTGCGTTACGCGAGCGCGGTTCGCAGTGCGTTGCGATGCCGTACGCCGGCTGGGTTCGCTTGACGGTGCATACCAGCACCCCGCGCGTTGGCACGCTCACGATTCGCTACTCGCACGGCAGCGGTTCAGGCGCGATGATGAGTTTTGGCACGCTCGACACTCGTCGTATGCAGAGCTACATCTCCGCTGATGTCGTTGTGCAGGGACACACGCATGATTGCTACGTCCTGCCGGTCGCGCGCGAAGAACTATCTGGAAGCGGCATTCCGCGCCGCTCGCACACATGGCACATCCGCTGCCCTTCGTATCTCGACGACTACGCCGACCGTGGTTACTCCGCGCGCACTGGCAAGCCGCCTCGAATGTACGGCTGCGTGTGGGGGCGCTTGACCGTCACGCGCACCCCACGCCGGCTCGTAGCCGAGTTTTCGCTTGACGTTGAGCCATAGTCCACCTGTAATACAGGTACAATCAGGGCATGGACATCGTACAGGTTCAGACCTTTCTCAGATACATTGCCGAACTGCCTGAGGTGCAGTTCATCGCCGCGTCAGTCTTGGTCAACACCGCTCTCGCTGTGGCCGCGAGTATTCGCAATGACGATTTCCACCTGCCAGCGCTGGCCAACTTCCTATGGCGTCATCTGCTGCCTTACGTTGTCGCGTATGTCAGCATACGCATCGCCGCGGACGAGCTTGGATTGCAGGCCGTGGCCACCGCAACATGGCTCATCATCGAAGCGTCGCTTCTCGGTCGCATCGCTGCGAGCTTGCATGAGCTAGGCATTCCGATGCCTGATAGCTTGGCCAAGCTCTTGCGCAAAGACCATTGATGCGCATGGATGCCTTCTCTGCGCTGTTCGCCGTCTCTGCTGTGCTGTTGGCCGCGGTGACGGCCAAGCAGGCTGCGGAGATTCGAGCGCTGCGCAACGAGATTCAGCAGCTTAAGCGAGAGCTGGAGCGCCACCAGCGCGCGTTTGAGCTGCTAGAAGAGGCGATGGAGTCCTTCAGGGCGAGGTAGCATGTCGCTGACGTGGACGAACGAGCGCGTCAAGCTGCGCGACCTTAAGCCGTGGGAACGTAACCCACGTCAGATCAGCAAGCGCGCTGCGCAACGACTGTTGGACTCGTGGCGCGATTACGGGCAGGTGCATATGATCGTCGTTGGACCTGACAACGAGGTCTATGACGGTCACCAGCGGTTGAGCGCGCTCAAATTTGTCTACGGCGATGACTACGAAGTGGAAGTGAGACGCGCGTCGCGCGCGTTAACCGACGAAGAGCGCCAGCGGCTTACCATTTTGCTTCACGCTAGCGCAACTGGTCAGTGGAACTGGGATGCTCTAGCCGGCTGGGACGACAGCCAGCTTGTGGCGTGGGGACTCGACGAGGAAATGCTGAAAAGCTGGAAGGCGGATGTAACCGCTCTTCGCGCGTTACTCAATGCATCGCAGGTGGACGCTCTGCCAGCGAACGCGATCGGCGGCGCAAGCAATCCGCTGATGCTCAAAGCCGATACCGTGTTCTCATCGAGCAATCATCTGGGTATTCCTGACCTTGACCCAGACAAGATCGCTGACATTGACGACGGCATCACAACGTGGTTTGGGCCCGGTACTCCTGCTGCCAACTCGTATCTCCTCGTCTACCGCAACTCCACTGAGCGAGGTGTTGACTACACGCGCTCTGTGCTTTGCTTCTACACCTATGATGACGTGATCAACGAGGTCTACGACAACGCAGCGGAAGTCATCGAGAAGATT